TAATCCAATACTCTGTGACCGTGGCCTCGCGCTGAATCTCCGGCATATCCGGCAGGGCTCCACCGTCCTTTACCCATTCCGCCGCCAGGTAGTGCATCTCGGTCCGCCGGTTCTTGTATCGCCGATCCGACGCACTGCCACCGAAATTCACGCCAACGGCGTTGAAGCCAGAGGCCACAATGCCGTCGATAATCCCCTTACCCCACCCGCCCGTATCGTCAACAAACATACAATCGCATTTCCACTTCTTGAAGAACTCACAGGCTTTCGTAACGACGGTTTGCGTCCAGTTCCGCTCTTGCCGATTCGGACGCATGATCACCGGCTTAAACCCCTCAGGGCCTTGCCGTGGAAAGAACGACGTGCGGGCGCCGCCATCGCTCCCTGGATCGAGCCCTACAATCTTCGCGTAGTGATCATACATCGTCGGGTGCAACTCCCTGGCCATCGACTCTCGCACCACGTCAGGCCCGAGCAACGCATTGATGGACCCAGAAGGAAATTCCCCCAGGACGTTGACCTTGACCCAATCGTGGTCGCGGCCATAGGTGTTGATTTGATCCCGCGCCCATTGGATCGAGATACGCGGGCTGCGCTTCGGGTTATCCGGGTCGCCCGTAATGGGAATCATCTTCCAGAGATGCGCGTTCTTCTTCGCCGCCGTATAGAGCGGCCCGCTCAGATTCGTGGGGTTCCCTGCCTGAATAATGCGATGCTCGCCGCCGATGGTTGAGAGTGTGCCGTCAGCGGCATCCATCACGCTATCCCACATGCCGCCCGATTCATCGAGCGTCACCAGCGTATTGACCGCGTGCAATCCCGCCAAGGTCACGGCTTGCTGTTCAGGGTTCGCCGTCTTAGCCCACGAACGCGGCGAAATCCACCACGTCGCTTCATGGTCGAGACAGTAATAGCTCTCTTGCGTCCACTTGTACTTCGCGGAAAAGTAGGCGGACTTCCCATGCCACAGGGCCAGCTCCGTCCAGAAGTTATCCATCAAGTTATCCCACGAGATCGAACACACGGCCATGCGGGGATGCGAGCGCGTGGCAATGAACAGAAGATTCGCCCACACCAGCACAGCGGTCTTTCCGGGGCCTTTGCACGCCTGTAATCCAATCCGTTGAATTGACGGATCGGCAAAGAGGGTGAGGAATTCCGCTTGGGCGGGGTCAGGCGTGACGCCGAATTGCGAGGTCACGAAATAGAGAGGGTCGTCGTACCAATGCTGCAATTCGCCCACAAGGGCGTGCACGGCGGGCGAGAGATCAGCCATTCACCACCTTGGGCTCACGTTTCTGGATCAACTCCACGAGATGCTCAACGGTCACGCCGATCTGAATCTTATGTGTTTCAGCGGGCATGTCCCCGGCGAGCCGCGTATAATCCATGATCGCTCCGCGCTTATCGACGGTCTTGACCTTTGTAGTGAACTTCTCAGGATCAATCTCCCATCCCGCAATCGCTCGCCTAGCATGTTCGGGAATGTCCTTCATACTTTTGGGTTGTCCGTGCTCATCGAAGAGATCCAAAGGGTCAAGCTGGCCGGCACAACGCAATTCCTTCATGCGCTCTTCCAGCGACCAGCGCAGTGATTCGACGACGGGTTTTCTAATTTCTTCGATCCTAGCGGTAATCTTGGGGATTGTCATCAGCTTGCACGCTTCGCTGTGGACGGTCGCCGCCTTCATCCGCTTCGCACTGAACGCGGCTCGATACGCCTGTGATTGAGTCGTCCGCGGCTTGCACATCGCCTGGCAGAATCGCTCTTGCTTCGCGGTCAGCTTCTCGGCCACGCTCCCTCCTCTGTTAGGGGTTCTGTTGTTCGAGCATGGACTTTGGCTGGTGTGTCTGTTCCGGCATGAGTTACCTTCTACAACCGTTCGGGAGGGGCTGTCAAGAGAGTCAAGCCGTAGCTGATTCTGGTGAGTGAACACTCACGTGGTTGATTTGATTGAGGATGCGTCTGAAGATTTCACTTGACAGGGTTTCTGAGAAAGTGGGGCGTTTTGGTCATGGTGTGGCAGCAATGTTGCCCCAGTCTGCCTCGGTTCAGCGGGTGAACACTCGTTTGGCGTAGGGGTGCTGTTGGCATGGCCATTGCTGCACTAGGGAGCAGCAGACAGCGCGAGCCCGACGGGGGAGGGGCTACTCTCAGACAAGGAGAAAACTATGATCCGCCTCGACGACCTCATCTTATGGGTGCTCCTGTGCCTCACCGTCGCCCTGTTTGCCTCGATTCAGTATGATCCGTGTGATCAGTACACCGATGGGACAGATGCGTTTCTCGAATGCGAAACAGGCCAGGCACTCGACCTCACCCCAGTCACAGCGGCACCCTCTCACGGGGGGAGCTGATACAAGGAATGATGATGCTACTCGGTGACTATGTGCTGTGCCTGTCCATGACCCTCAATAGCACGATGGCCGTGCTGTATCTGTATCAAGGGGCCTATGCCAAGGGCTTGTACTGGCTGTCGGCGTTCGGCATTAACCTGTCACTCTGGTGGATGAAATGAGCTTGCCTACACCCTACTATGACGACGGGAAGGGGATAGTTATCTATGGCCGCAAATGTATCGGCCTCGAACTAGAGGAAAAGTATTGTGAAATCGCAGCGAAACGACTCAGCCAGGAGGTGCTGTCATTCGACCCTTGACACCGACCGGCCCATACGGTAGGCTGGTCGCACAATTTGCATGCAGATTGATCACTAGCAATCTGTCAGACCTATCCAGCTCCCCACTCCTCCATAAGTGGCGAGCCAGATAACGAAGGGCCTTCAAGGATCTAGTGACCTTGAGGGCCTTTCCGTTTTGTGGGGTTCACATGCCGACACGACTCTTCGAGTATTCAGCCCGTCACGATTTCCTGATCCTTGCTCAACATGATCCCTCCATTCTGACCTGGCGACATTGCACCGCTGAAGATGTGAGGCGGCTTGAAAAGCTGGCTGGATTTGATCATCTCCGCGCCAAGCGCGCCTTTAGTCTCTGCCTGTTTCGACGCACGAAGTACCTCACCTTATCCCTTGATCCAGCCTTTGAACCGAAACAAGACTGTCGAGAGCGAGCAGCCGAGACGTTGCGAAAACGGTCAGAGAAGAAGGCGCGCGCGAAACTGCCGCTTCCACCGCCAGTCCCTGTCCCCATCATTCAAAAACACTCCAAAACCAAGCCGTCTAAGCTCGCGCGCTTCTCATTTTAGAGGGGACTATGTCAAAACTGCCGTGGATGAAGTTTTTTCCTGCTGACTATCTGCTTGACACGCAACCGTTGACGCTCACGACGCGAGGGATCTGGATGGATATGATTTGCCTCCTCTGGCGGTCCTCCTCTCGCGGCACACTCACCTATCCATGCGCGCATTGGACTCGGCTCTTGCGCTGCACAGAATCGGAGTTCTCTTCTGCATGTAACGAACTGCGAGACTGCACAATTGGCACCATTGTAACAAATGGTAACGGTGATGTAACGGTTGAGTCTAGGCGTATGACTAGAGAAGAAAAAGATAGGAGTAACACGCGGTTGCGTGTGTCTAAGTATAGACGTAACATTACCTGTAACGGTAGTGGTAACGCTGATGTACTCCGTAGAAGTCAGAATCAGAAGTCAGAATCAGAAGTCAGAAGTCAGATAAAAGAGAAGACTCTTGCTCCTTGGCAGGAGCGAGTGGCGGCGTTTTGGAATAGCTACCCGAAGAAAAAGGGAAAAGGGAACGTAGAAAAATGGTTCAAGCGGCACCAGCCGTCAGACTTACTTGTAAACGCCATGCTCGCCAAGCTGGAACTTCTTAAAACGTCCACCGACTGGAAAAAAGACAACGGCCAATTCATTCCGCATCCCTATTCATGGCTCAATGCGAAAGGTTGGGAAGATGAACCCCAATCGAGCCAAGTATCAACAACCGCTTCCTACCGTCCAACCAAGGTGGTGCTATGACGTTTGCAGATTTCAGCATTGAACTGAGCGGCAAGACCGGCGAAGAAGTCCAAACAACCTGTCCGCAATGCTCCACCAAACGGAAGAACGCGAAAGCCCGCTGCCTGAGCGTGAATACCGCGAAAGGCGTGTGGCTGTGTCATCACTGTGATTGGCGCGGCAGTCTCAAGTCCGGCGAAGATCGACCAGGGAAGCGCCTCTATACCCGCCCGATTTGGAACGAGAAGGCCCCTACAAGCGATTTATATTCTTTTTTCGACCTACGGGGCATCATGTCGAAGATCGTTGATCTGGAGGGCATTACGGAAGTTTCTGCGTATCTGCCGCAATGTGAGGATCATGTGCCGTGCGTCGCCTTTCCCTACCGGAAAAAGGGCGAGGTCGTGAATATCAAGTATCGAGGCATGAAAGAGAAAGCGTTT